ATTGCGAGGCCATTATCCCGGTGGCTGCCATGGAGTGCAAGCATTGCAAGTTTGAATACGAGCGAAAGCCAAAGCCTCCAGGGGAAGTCGTAAGTTTGCAGATGCTGACCAAGGCCCAAGGCATGGAAATGGCAAAGCAAAGCACGATGTACCAAAAGGCTCAACTGGCAAAGGCCAAGGTCATCAGCCCGTTTTGGGTGCTGCACAATCAATGCAAGAGCAAAGCCGAAGCCTTGGAGTTCATCCGCTACATGGGATGGAGGCCAGGCTGGGCCTTCCATAATAAAGACCGTTTTCCAATCCTAAAGTAAGTTCATGCAAGAATTTAAACTCCAAGCCGAATGCTTCCAGTGGCACTGGAATAACTTTCCCGACCAGCGTGGCCGATTGTTCACCGTGAACAACAACGCACCGAATGCCTATGCCGGCAGCGTGATGAAGGCCATGGGCGTGGTCGCAGGTGTCAGCGACATGATATGGCTATCGCCCACCGGTGCGGTGATGCTGGAGTTCAAAGCCGAGAAAGGCAAGCAGTCCCTCTCGCAGAAGTGGTGGCAGGGAGTGGTCCAAGAGGCAGGCTACCGATACGAGGTCATCAGGAGCGTTGAGGATTTTCAGCGAGTGGTTGCAGGTGTGGAATAGTTGTGTAGATTTGTATTATACCCCATCGGATATAATTTATAGAAAAACCCAAAATTTATACGCATTCGGGTATAATGAATGATAAATCGGTCAATAAGCACCCTTATCGCATATAATGAATGATAAATCCGTCAGCCTCTGGTCTTACCAAACCTCCCCAATCGTCAGCCTATAACCTTACCAACCAAACCCCAACCCCATGAAAACCACACCAACCGATTTCCGACGCTGGCAACTGCACATCCGCAAGGAGTGCGTCAACTGCAACCGACCCGACAAAAGCGAAACCATCAAGGCGTGGTCCGTCAACTGGACCCTGCTCGGTCGTATCCTTCAAGCCAAAAACGCCTGACCATGGAATGGGTAAAATGTTCCGATCGTTTGCCGGAACCCGGTGAACCCGTCCTGATTTTCACGACCGACATGAATCAAGCGTATGCGTGGCTTGGCGATGGCCGTTGGTACTACGAACACCAAACTTGGTTCCTAATCGAAGTCAGCCATTGGATGCCTCTACCCCCAAACCCGTTCTAACATGGACCTAATCTCACGCACCATCCTCGGATATACCGCAGAGGTCGTCGGAGTCAGCCCCGATGACATCTTGAGCGAAGTCAAGACCCAAGAACTGGTCCTTGCTCGAAGCATCTTCGCAGACATCGCCTACTCGGAATACCTCTACACCTACTGCCAAATCGGGCGAATCATCAAGAGGAACCACGCAACCGTCATGCACAACCTCGAAATCCTTGCCAAAAACATGAGAGCAAGGCCGGACATTAAATTCCTTCGTACACAGGTTCTCAACAGGACACGGGATTTTTTGCAACATTAGGAAGAACCCCCGCCATCTTTGCGTGAGTGAACGCAGAGGCTACCATCCTTGACCTGTACCGAAGCGGAGAAATCCGCAAGGCTTGCCTCACCATTACGGGGGGCAATCCGCTTTGGAAGGACCTCGAACAAGAGGTCGTCCTGATCCTGCTCGAAAAAGACCCCGACAAGATTACCAAGATGCAGGTCCAAGGGTACCTGCGCTTCTACATTGTTCGGCTCATCATGAACCTTTATCGGGGCAACAACAACCAATTCGCTAAGAAGTACCGCCATCACGACGAGAGGGTCGAAGTGGATCCCGAAACCCAAGAAGAAGGCAAGGACTACGACTCCCTGCTGGACGACCTTTGGGCTATTGCCCAGCAAGAGATGGATTCGTGGGCCAAGGACGGAGCCTTCCCTTACGACAAAGAACTGCTGAACCTGCTCATGCAGACCGGCAACATGAAAGCCATGAGCAGGGAAACGGGCATACCGTACAGGTCAATAATCTACTCCATCGAACAGGCCAAAGCCAAAATCAAAACCGCAATCGAAGCCAATGGATATACTGGTCTATCCCATCCTGATTAGTGCCTTGGCGACCCTTGCGGTCGTGGAGTTCCGGGTGCTGCCCCAATGGTTCTACGCTTTGCCCTTTGCGAAGCGGAAGCCGTTTTCGTGCATGACCTGCTTTGGGTTTTGGATGGGGGTGTTGCTGACCCTGCCGACCTGCCAATGGTACTTGGCCCCAATCCTTGGCCTTGCCTCATCTGCCACCGCAATAATCATTCGAGAATGGACCTTCAAATGACCAACGACCAGTTCGTAATTGCCCAGAAGCACCGCAAGTATTGGGACCAATATGTGGCATCGCTAACGATGCGACTGCCACCCGATGCCGTTGGTGAACTGCAAGCCATCTTGACCGCTCACGGGCGACCTCCCACAAATTGGTGGTGCGCTGACTGCGTAAAATCGGCCCTCCAATACATTTACCTACAAGCGGACCTGTTCCTCGAAGTCAACCAAAACACCATAACCCACTCCCTGAATGCCCCTGCCAATCCCGAACAATAACGAAAGCAAAGAAGGCTTCATTGGTCGTTGTATGTCCAACAACTCAACGACCACGGAGTTTCCCGATACGGCTCAACGGCTTGCCGTTTGTGGCTCAACGTGGGAGAATCACAAGAGGCAGCAGTTCGAGTCATATGCCGACTATGGGGAAGATGTCAGGAACAACGCCAAGCGAGGGATAGAACTCAACGAGCGCAACGGGAACAAGTGCGCCACCCAAACGGGCAAAGTCCGGGCGCAGCAGTTAGCCAACGGGGAAGCCATCTCGGTCGAAACCATCAAGCGGATGCACTCCTACCTGTCCCGGGCAGAAACCTACTACGACAACGCAGACGACACCTCGGACTGCGGTTACATCTCCTACCTCCTTTGGGGTGGCAAGTCGGCTCTCTCATGGTCAAGAAATAAACTCCGAGAACTTGGCGAACTCGAAGGCGAAGGATGACGAAGCCCAAGTGCAGGCTCGGATGGACTCATTGATGATGGTCATAACGACCCTCTGCGACTGCATCGGAGCTGTGGACGATTCCAATGCCCCGAATGCATTTGCCGTGAAGATGAAGATAGTGGACAAAATAGACGAACTCATAGACAAAATCGAATACTAATGGCAGGCCGACCCCCAATTTGGAATACCCCCGAAGAACTATGGGCTGCGTTTGAGCAATACCGAGCCGAGAACAAGGCCAACCCATATCGTGTGCAGGACTATGTCGGCAAGGATGGGAACATGGTTTACCGGGACAAAGAGCGTCCGATTACCTTTCGGGGCTTTGAGGGATACCTTGCAGAGAATGGCGTTTGCCATAACCTATCGCAGTATCGAAATGGAGATAGCGACCATCACAAGGAATTCTTATCAATCATTACACGCATAAGGCTGACCTGCGACAAGGATATGCTGGAGGGTTCAAGTGCTGGCGTTTACTCGGCCAACATCGCCTCACGCCTCCTTGGCTTGGTTGACAAGCAGGAGAACACGGTCCACATCGAGCAACCCCTGTTTGGGGATGGACTTTAAGTACACGACCGCCATCAGCCGAATCCGTCGGATGACGGCCCGGAAGAAGGTCATCCAAGGCGGAACAAGTGCGGGGAAAACCCTCGCCATCCTTGCGGTCCTAATCGACATCGCAGCCAAGAACAAGACCGAGATATCGGTGGTTTCCGAATCCATCCCCCACCTACGGAGGGGTGCAATCAAGGACTTTGCGAAGGTCATGCAATGGACAGGCCGATGGGTCGCAGACCGATGGAACAAGACCCTGCTCACCTATCACTTCGCCAACGGTTCAATCATCGAGTTCTTTTCGGCTGATTCCGAGGCAAGGCTCCGAGGGGCAAGGAGGCAGGTCGTCTACATCAACGAGGCGAACAACATCGACTTTGAGTCCTACTACCAGTTGGCAATCCGTACCAGCGAGGCCATCTACATCGACTTCAACCCGACGCATGAGTTTTGGGCGCATACGGAGGTCTTGCCCGAACAGGATGCAGAACTGGTCATCCTTACCTACAACGACAACGAGGCCCTGCCTGATACCATCAAGAGGGACATCGAACTGAACCGCACCAAAGCCGAAACATCTGCCTATTGGGCGAACTGGTGGAAGGTGTACGGCCTTGGTCAGGTCGGGACGCTTCAGGGTGCGATATACGAGGACTTCGAGGTGGTGGAGGGTATAGATGTCAGCCGTGCGAAATTCGTCGCCCTTGGGCTTGACTGGGGGTTCAGCAACGACCCTACGGCCTTGGTAGCAATCTACCGCCAAGGGGACTGTCTGCTGATTCAGGAACTGCTCTACTCCACGGGTCTAACCAACCAAGACATCGCAGACAAGTTGCGGACGCTGGGCATCACAAGGGCTTGGGAGATAGTGGCCGATTCAGCCGAACCCAAGAGCATCGAGGAAATCTACCGACTTGGCTTCAACATCAAGCCAGCGGAGAAAGGTCCCGATTCGGTCAGGAACGGGATAGACATCCTGAAACGCTTTAAGTTGCAGGTAACCAAGGATAGCACAAACCTGATTAAAGAACTGCGGTCCTACACTTGGGCCACCGACAAGGAAGGGAAGAACACGGGGGTTCCGATTGATTCCTTCAATCACGCCTGCGATGCTATGCGGTACGTGGCCCTTAACAAGTTAAGAGTAAGCAACTCAGGGAAGTATGTTGTGGTTTAACTTTGCCCCATGAACCCCGAACGCATCCTTGACCTGCTCATCGAAATCG